AAGCGGTAAATATCAAGGATAAGCGGTAATTAAGCAAAGGCGTAACGCCCTGATCCCCTTTTATAGTTAAAGTTCTGCCAGGCTAAAGCCAATGCCATAACGCAATCGTCGTGGAATCCCGAAGGCGCAGAATAGCGTACCCCATTAGCCGTGAATTGATATTCAAATATATCCAACTCGTCTACAATCACCCCCTCTGGATAGCTTATCTTGCCCTGTTGTATTGCCTGTGCTAATCCCTCCATTAATTGTTGCTTTGATTGACTTGTAAACTTTAAGCCTTCTATGTTTATTCCTTCCCTTTTTAAGTCCTCAAGGATAGGATCGCCAACACCTGTGCTATCTGCTAATATAGGCGCAGCAGGGAGCCTTCTAATTGTTTCCTTAGTATTATGCCAATCCATTTGGAAGCGGTCAAAATAAGCCACGTTACCCCCATTGTCAAGCCCTATTATAACTGTGAAGTCAACTGACTTAGCAAGGTCAATCCCATAAGCTACGATTTGCTGACTTGATATTGGACGTATGCAGTTTTTTATATATGCGTTCCCGAATGGGTTTGCGCTATTCTCCGAAGGGTTTGCTAAATACTCTTGTTCAAATACAACCTCTGGCAATTGCAATCGTGCTTCGTCTATTTCTTTTGTATTGATATATGGATTGTCATAGGTACTGAATTTAAAAGATTGCCAATCAGCCTCGCCCTGCTTCATAAACATAGAGTAAAAAAAGTTCTTGCCTCTGGGCGTGGATAAGAATACCGCCTTACCTTGATAATCGGTTAACGTTGGGCGTATGCTATTCTGCCACCCTGATTCTAAGTCAGGGATAAAAGCTGCCTCGTCTATGATAACTAAATGAAACTTGCGACCTCTTAAATTGTCTAATCTTTCCCCTGTATAAAATTCAATAGATCCGTTATTAGGGCAATAGATTTTAAGGTTGCTGATATTGTTTTTAAATGGTAGTGCTGCGGTTAACCTTTCAAAGAATGCCTTTGCAAGTTTATAGGTAGGCGTAATGTATGCTACCTGTCCGCCCTTGATTGCTTCGCTGATTGATAGTATCTGTGATAGTTCTGATTTACCGAAACGCCTTCCGCACATTACCACAATAAAACGCCTGTCGCATTCTAATATCTTCTTTTGGTTTATATGTGGGCTTGGTAATTCAATCCTCATAGAATAGTTTTGCCTTCAACAAATACAACTTCAATCCTTGTATCTTGCTGAATGTCCATTTGTTCTTTTGGCTTGCCATATACTCTGGTTAGTAATGTATCTAAGGAATACAAGCTGCCCTTTTCTAAAGACTTACGCATAGCTGCGGCAATAGTCTTTTCTAATATCGTAGCCTTTGGATTATCCCAAACCTTTTTAAGTTCCTCCATATCCATTGACATCATCACTTGAATTGTATCGTTTATTTCGCTTAATTTATAACCTTGCTCTTTTAATAGGCTAACGTATTTACGCGGTCGCCCGTTTGGGTTACCTGATTCGCCTGGCTTAAATGGTATTAAATGTTCTTTGCTCATTCTGTTATTGTTCTGTTTTTATATACGCTTGTCCGTTTCTTTTTACTTCTAAAGTCGGATCAAGTTTTTTCATTCTATCTACAATTACTTGGCAATATTTAGGGTCTAACTCCATACCATAACATTTGCGTTTTGTATTATGACTTGCAACCATTGTAGTACCAGAACCTAAAAATAAATCTAAGATATTATCTTGTGCTTTGTAATTAGTAAATGACCATTCTACTAATGCAATTGGTTTTTGTGTTGGATGTACTCTTTTTTCGCCCATCTCACTACCTTTTATCATTCCGTGCCATTGATGTCTAAATACATCTACTTTAACTCCTTTATTTACAAAAGCTAATTCTGCACCACTAAAAGTATCTCCTTCTCTTTGCTTATCCCAAACTAACCAACCAAATCCATTAGGCAAACAAGATGAATAATAATTTGCTCCCCAAAATATCATTGTTGCATCCATAAATAAAGATTGACACAAATTAAAAGCATCTATTGCAACTGTTACATCATTATCTCCTAATATCTCTCCAAAATCATTTTCTTTAGCATTACCCTTAATTCCTTTACCACTATGTGAGATTCCATAAGGAGGGTCGGTAAACACCATATCAGCCTTTTGTCCATTCATTAGCTTTGCCACTTGTTCGCTATCCGTACTATCGCCACAAAGTAATCTGTGTTCGCCTATCTCAAATAAATCCCCTAATACTATGTCCGTTTCTATTCCGCCATCTGGAACCGCAAATTCATCTTCCTCTGCCTCTAATACTTCTTGTTCAAAGTTTGGTATATCTAAACCCCAATCAGTTAACTCTTGTGCATCCCAATTGTTAGCCAGGTCATCCCAATCCCATTCGCCATATCCAACGTTATCCTTTACAATAAATTCTTTTTGCTGCTGCTCGTTCCAATCAACTATTTCAACTGCGACCTCTGTATGCCCTGCTTCTTTAATTGCCTTTAGACGCATATTGCCGCCAAGTACAACCATATCCTTATTGACTACAATAGGTCTTACGTTTAACATATCAGGAAAATCTTGTATTGACTTTACTAATTTTTTAAACTTATCATCTTTAATTAAGCGGGGATTGTTAGGGTTAGCAATTACTTCCGTAATCTTGACTTTTTTTATCATAGGTTTTTTATTTACCTGCCCTGACCTCTATATGCTTTAGGTCTTTGGCTATGTTTGTTATAGGATTTCTTAGCGTGTCCGCGTTTCCTTTTACCAAAATTAACCTTTTTTGAATCACTTTTAACCTTTGCCATCTATTTTTTTATTGTGTATGTCTTTTAAATAATCATAGTGCGTCTTTGTATCCCCCATAACAACGTGGCATTGTCTACATAATGCCTGTAAATTTTCAATCGTATCTGCCTTATTAGATCCGCCCATGCCCCTTGCGTCTATGTGATGAATGTCAACTGCCTTAGATCCGCAAACCTCACAGGGTATAAAGTCCTCTATTCCGTAACCGAAATAATCCAGGTATATTTTAACGTGCTTTTTCATTATCAATTTGTTCAAGTTTCCTTTGCGCCCAAGCAACGCCCTCGTCGCCGCCCCAAGCTAACCACATAAGCGCACCGCAATCTTCTTTTGGATTGCCCTTGCTATTCTCTCTGTGCCTTTCAAAACTTGACATCCTGGCGATTGTTTCCCTTGATATGTTTTCGCCATTAGCTATTTGATTAGCCCTTGTCCAACCTACTAAAGTTCCGCAACCTCTATCGTTTTCTTTTTTAATATTTAAAGCCCTACGTGCGTTTGCCTTTGCCGCTTCTGGATAATCGTTATAACTATCCACCATTGAAACCCTAATTGCAGCCCAAACGCTTTGAGCCTTCTCCTCTGTATCAAAGATGCAAGCACCTGATCCAATTCTATATTTTCCGTTTGAGCATTTAATTACTGGCATTTCCTATCAATTTACTATAAATAGCAAACCTCTGCTTATTTACTTCGTGCAAGTTGAAGTTCTTATTGCAATACTCGTAAAGGTCATTGCCGTACTGTGTGCGTGCTGCCTGATCGTGGGTTAATAGCTTGATCCAATAATACCAATCCTTTTGACTATTAACGTGGCAAGCAGGATAAAAGCCCTTGTAAGGATTTACATTGCTTACAATAGCAGGGTTTTTCTTTGATGCCGTTTCTAATACCTTTAAATTGGACTTCATTGAATTAAACTTAGAATCAACCAAAGGGATTAGGCTTATGTCTGAATCACAATAAGCCGCCATATATTCCGTTACAGGATTGTAGTTATATATCGTAGGCTTTAGCTTTAAGCCGTTTGTAAAGGCGCAAATCATATTATCCCAAATATGTTTTTCCCCTTCATTGTATCCTGCTATGATTGTTCTTACAGGAAAATTAATTCGCTTCATTGGATTGCGTAGTATTTCCAAATCCCTTCCGTGCGTTCCTGATCCTGACCAAAATAGCCTTACAAGATTAGAAGGCTTTTTATCTAAAATAAATTGCTCCTCGCCGTATGGAATGGCATTGGGCAATATTTCTATATTTGTATTATGCTTGTATATTTCCTCTGCTAATCTTTCGTGCGTGCAAGTACAAAGGTCTGCTATCTGTATCCAATTTATAATCTGCTCTGGTATCTTTTTTAAAATATAATCCTGATAAAGTATATGTGAAGGTTCAAGATGCCAATAATCGTCATTATCAACTACCAATTTAAAGCCATACTTTTTGCGCCATTCAATCATTTGCTCTGGCGTTATATTAGCAAGCATCCTATTCATTATCACAATATCAAACTTCCCCTCAAATGTTTCCTCGCTTAACGTATCCGTAATCAAGCAATAATCTTTTTTCATATTAACCAACGGCATCATTATTCTATGATACCCCACCCCGCTTTGCTTACTTGTTATTGCTAAAATTCGCATCTAATTTTTTTTTCTGTATGATATATAGGTTGATACTTTTCCCAAATCGCCTGCGCCTTTTGTAGGCTTGCATCCTTCATAGCCCTATACTCTGTGCCATTCCCAACATCGTGTCCAATATGTTCACTTCTTAGATCTGGAATATAGTAATTAGTAAAACCCGCAATGACAGCCCTTTCTGCATAATCCCTGTCCTGCATTCCGTATGGATCGTATTCAGTATTGTATCCGCCAATTGTGTCAATCAATTCCCTTGTTATAAAATTATTTCCAAAAGGAACGTGTGTTTTATGAATCCCGTCTTGTAATGGCGGCAATTCCTCTACGCAATGTATTCCACTAATGCCTGATTTTGGTACTTGCTTCGCAAACATAACCCAATTTTTAAGCCAATTGGTAGGAAGTAAAATATCATTTGCTAATAAGCATACGCCATCATATCCCCTTGTCATTTTAAGCCCTGCATTAACTCCCGCGCCTATTCCTCTTTTATATCCTACATTGCAATTTGTCCAATTAAATAAATCATAAGGAACTTGATTGCTACCATTATCTACTAAAAAACAATCGGCATCATATCCAGAATTAAAAAAATTCTGATCAATCACGCGCTTTGTTAAATCGTTTCTATTTAAGGTTAATAAAATTACGGCTACATTCATTTTAATATATATGTTTTGCTTTCTGGTTTATTAATAATTAAACTATATCCGTTTACTTGCATTATTTCATTTATCTTATTCCATCCTATTGTTAATTTGTGTGTACCAACATATCCATCCCAATCATTCCCTACGTCTGTTAATGGGGATTCAAAATGAATACATTTAACTCCTTTGCAATATTTAGCTAAATCTTCAAAATGGTCATTGCTTAGATGTTCAATAAAATGAGTAGCTATAATAAGATCTGCTTCTATTGTTCTTTTATCTTTAAACCAATCAAATTTTGTAGGCAAAATATAATTAACTTCTTTGCATTTAGTTGAACGAATTGCAGCTTCGCAAATTTCTATTCCATACCAAGATAATATATCAAAGTCTTGCATTGCTTGTTTAGCTAAATCGCCTTTCCAGATGCCAAACTCTAATACTATTGGTTTATCACATAGCAATAACGCTTCTTTTACATTCTCATAGTTGTAATGATTTTGCTCTGGATAACGTGCTTCTAATTCATTATGATAAGCTATTTGCTCATCGATTGTCATTGTGTCGTAGCGTTCACGCCACTTGTCAAATTCGTTCATTTTTTTATATTTGGTGAAAGATATTTTGCAGGCACGCCCGCGTATTTACTAAATGATTCTGATTCCCCTTTAAAAAAAGCACTTGCGCCAATCATACAACCTTCGTTAATTACACTAAACTGATGCAATACTGCGTTTAATCCTATGTTTGAATATTCTTTAATAACTGAATGTCCGCCAATCTTTGCTCCGCAGCTTATCGTAACATTATCCCAAATATGGCAATCGTGTCCGATATGCGCGTGCTTCATTATAAAGCAATTGTTTCCAATCGTTGTAATATCTTCCGTTCCTGCATCAATAGTAACTAAGCCTGTAATCATATTTCCATTTCCAATAATTACTTTGCCTTTTGGTTGCAGCCAATACTTTTTATGTTCTGCGGGATCGCCTATAATACAATAAGCCCCAATATAATTGTTATCCCCTAAGATAACGTTATCGCCTATAATTGCCGTTGGATGTATAAAATTTGCCATATTATTGTGTTTCAAACCATTGATATAAT